GTCTGTTAAGTAATAACGAATTGTAGTGGCCGGCAAATTAAGAGTGGCGGCAATTTTCGACGTGGTATACCCAGAGTTAGCAAGCGACTTCATTCGATTGACTACGGCCTTACTCGGTGCGCTTTCTTCTTTAGGCATGGCTCTATTTCTTAAGTCATCGGGGTTAGCATAATCCATAAGCTTGGACAGTATATTTGTTGTTACTGCGCCTGCTTGAATAGCTTCCCATTCTCTATCGGTTATGTGTATTTCTTTTCGATGAGCACCGACCTGTATACGTGCCCGTACCAATTCCTGCTGCTTAATTTTCTTAAGCTCGGCCTTGGTCATATCGGGATACATCCGTTCTTTTTCAGCTATCCGGGTGTTTGCTAGAATCTGGGCCTGTCTTTCTCTAGGCTTGTTCTTCTCTGCCTCGTTTATCTGGGCGGTCAAATGAGCCACCTCATTAGCATAAACTTTCTTAGCCGACGGATTGTACTCGGTATTCTTCGTAGCAGAGATTTCTTTTCTTGCTCGGTTAGCTAACGACTTCATTTTATTAGCATAATCGGCATAAGCCAATTCGACGGGCGATCTATATTCAGAGACAAGAGTGAATGCATCATTCGTTTCCGACATAGCATTTGTTTCGGTCAAAGCTTTTCGTCTGTCAATCTTAACACTGCTGTCAGCCTTGACGCTTTTTCCATCGTCATTCTTATAAAAGATGCCGTCTTTTGTCTCGTATGCCGAGCGCCATGCTTTTTCTCCAGGAAGTTTTACTTTAATGTATTCTCTGCCTGTTTCTGTGTAAAGCTTTTCACCGGTATCAGGATCCCACAGGTACCGTTTAGTATTGCCGGTCTCAGGATTAATCCTAAGCTCCCCGGCCTTTCTCTCCGGCACGTCCCTTTTCGATTTGGCACGGGATATGATTGTGGATGCACCGTATCTAAGCTTTCCATCTTCGTCTAGATGCTCCTGGTACTTACGCTTAAGTTCTTCAATGCCGTTTTCTTTTTCACTAAGCTTGTAGTTTAACTCATGCTTTTCAGCATCGATTACGACCATCGAGTGCTTAACCGCTCTTGCTAATTCGTCGGGGGTTGCGCCCTTAATAGTCATGTCACTAATCAGATTAGAAATCTTTCCCATCTGATTCTGTGTTTCATGCTTGGTCATCTTCTTCATGCCTTCGACTTTAGGGTAAGCCATACTAGGATCAAATCCCTCGAGGTCTTTTAACGGAGGCTTACTCTGTATGTCTACCTTCTTAGACAACGGTATGACCATGACAGTATCACCATCAAAGTCTGCACCAGAAAGTCTTGCTGCTACATGCGCATTAATCCCAACAACATCTTTGGGCATGGTTCCGACCATAGACTTTCCTTCAGGCGCTTTGTTGTTGATGGTTACGATTGGAATTTCAAACGTACCAGCATGAGGATACCGAATCAAAGCAACCTTATCGCCATTGGTATAATTCGGAGCGTATGCTTCGTTGTCTTTAAGGCTGGGCATCGGAAGGATAACCTGGTATCTTTGACGAGGCAAGGCAGCTGCGTCCAAATGAACTGCGGTTCTGTCGCAACTATCGGCAAACTCTTCCAAGAAATGCTTCTTAATTACCGGATTTGTGAGGGACATTATTTGATCTAGATCGGCTTCTTTATTCGCTTTAGCCAAATCAAGCTGCTTGTTTACAAGCTTAATCGGCTGCTTGGATAAGAACTGAGAGGGAAGCTTTTTAGACCATTCGTCCCAGTCGCCTTCATCTGCCCTTTTATTAATCAATGACAAAGACTGCTTATTTCCGGTAACCGGGTCAACATAAGAACCATTAGGGTCATCATAGTATCGCTGACCACCATGTTCTTTGATAAGAGAGCCGAAAGGATTATCGGCATCAACGTTACCATCTTTATCTCTTTTAACAAGTTTGAGAACTGTGTTGTCTTTCGGACCAAGCGCAGGTGTGTCTTTAGATTTATTGGTATTAAATCTAACGTCTACCCCATCAGGAAGATCGTCCGAATATACTGCCATACCTTTAAGGTAATGGGTTCCGTCAACCATGATTCGAACCTGCGAATAATTAGATCCGCCGAGAGAAATATCCTCAACTCCTCTACGAAGTTCGATCAAACCGTCCTTATCCTTACCACCATCTTCTTCGTAAACGATTTGAAGACGCTTAGAATCGAGACTCGAAGGGAACTCGAAAGCCTTTTTAAAAGATTGGCCACCATCATAAGAGACATAATCTTTGACAGATTGGATCTTATCCTGATTGTTAACCGCTTGTGCGTACGTCGTTCCAGGAGGGCACAGAACTGCAGTAACCGTTTGCTGACCTGCATTGGTCGCCTGCTTTACGCCAATACCATGAACTTCATAGCCTTCTGCTTCGAGAATAACTCTAGCTTCTCTAAGCTTTTGTTCAGATATGCCGAGTTCTTTCTCGACGCCCTTACCAATATCAATCATACCCTTCTTCGCAACTTGCTCCTTAAGGAACTTCGCCGCAGACATGGCCTGATTCTTTCTGGCTTCAGTGTCTTCGTTGAACAGTTCTCTTACGGAGGATTCATTGATCCCCATACGACGACCGATTTCGCTAGTGTTCAGACCTTGGTCTCTAAGCTGTCTAGCCATAGCAACCTTGTTCTGACGTTCCTCGTGCTTGGCAATTGCTTCATAAACGCGCAAATTAGTCGTTGGCTCGCCTAAGGAGTCGGCAATTTCTTTTTCAGAAAGCCCATGTTTCTTGAGTTCTCTGACTCGATTAAGAAACGCTTGCGGGCTGTCGAATTCCGGTTCGAAATTCGGATCATGTTGATAAGGGTTGTCGCCAGATCCCCAAGGATAACGACCGGAACGGCGTTTTACGCCATAATGAATAATTACATCATCCTGATTGCTCATCGTCATACTCCTTTGCTCTTGATTGTTTCAATTATCTTATCCGACTCGATGATCTTGTCCATTATTGCGGAAATTTCTTCGGGTGCCGGATTATGAAACAACACTTCAGAAGATTGATAGATTCTGAGCTCAATCTTATCGATCGACTCAGGCTTGATATTATACTCCAAACAGAATAGAGCTGCATATATCATTAACTGCTCCATATGAGCTTTAATGGTGCCGCTCTTATAGTCATGAATTCTGAGGGTATTGAAATTAAACGAAATAGCGTCGGCAGTACCGAAGCAGTTTTCAGAGTAATATAATACTTGCTCAGAGTTCATTCTGAAACCTATGGCGTCGTTTACGAATGGCACCAAGGTTGCAAGAATATCATCCACATTGATTGCACTATTGAGAAGGCCATACTTTGCCAGCTCAAGCATAACCATGTGGCGGTCCATCGATTTGGATAATTTGATTTTGTTCTCAATGCACTCGTGTGCAAGGTTGTGCAATGCGCTTCCAACTAAAGTAGCATTCTGCTGAAGGAATCTCAGTTTAAGGAGATCCTCATTGTAATTCAGCCAATGATACTTACTTGCTCCTAGGAATGCGTGTTGCCCTTCTAAGTTCGAATGTGTGTTGAAGATCATTAAGAACTGCCTCCTTGTTCTCTGGGTAAATGAATCTTGAAAACGACATAGCATTCAATTTTTCCACGTAATACTCTTGGTTAGGTTGACGCTTGGCTGTAGCTCCTCTTTTACATTCAAGCGTGGCCCATTTGTTTTTATACAAAATAAGAATATCCGGGAAACCTTGGAATGGTTCCATCTTTGTCACGATTGCTTCCGGGAAGAGTTCTTTGATCTCCTTAATTAGTTCTGACTGGAACTTACTTTCTAGTTTCAAAGTTATCTCCTTCCCAAAAAATAAGAAAGAATAGAAAATGCATTTTTTCCTATTCCTTCCATAAAAGAGCATGTATTTGACGCGAATTTTAAAATAGTAAAAAGAAGAGAGCGTGTAGCTCTCAATCTTTATTATCATTGTATTTCGATTCTTTAATTTCTAAAATATCCCACAGATTTTTGCGGAACAGCAAAAGCATCACAGACCAAGTAAACTTATCGATCATTTCGAGTTTATCGAAATGCCACAATGCAATCTTACCAAATATCTTTTTGGTTAATTTGCTTTTGGCTTTTTCATAAACACGCATGGCACGAAACATACCGTTAACGTGATATTGCTTTTTGTCCATTTAAATTTCCTCCTTGTGTTATTCCACAAAGCATCATGTTTTCGACGCGAATCCAAACAAAAAAAGCTCCTTGATATTTTTCAAGGAGCTTTCTAGATTATTTATTTTAGATACTTGTCTATGTCGGTATTGCCTTTTTCAAATTGCTCTTCAATATAGTTGATTCGATCTTTAATGGGTTCTGTTTCATTGTACATGAACGTCGCAATTTCTGTAAAAGCTTCATCGATTTTAGTTCCGAATTCATCCAGCTCGCCGTTATCAATATCATACAACCTATCAAAGAATTTCCAAGTGTAATTATAGTACACGTTTTCATAAAGAGGATCGCCATTAACGCCAACTTCTAAAAACTCCCTTAACTTTTTTAAATCATCTTCGTATTCTGATGTGTCTTTAGAGATTGCTCTCAAATATCCACAGACATACAATTCGAGATTTGAATAATAAATATTGAGATCGTCGCGAATTCCGATAGCCCAGTCGTACATTATCTGTTTAATTTCATCATCGGTTGCCGTCGCGAGCATCATATTAGAATCGGCATCCTCTGATTTTTGAATGAGCATTTCCACATAAGTGTCACGATACTTCACCATAGCATCAAAAGCTTCATTCTTGGATGCAAATTCAAAATCGTTTGGCGCAGTAACGTTTGAGTTATCGGAAGGTTCTGCCGCACTCTTATTTTCTGTATTATCAGAAACATTAGAATTCTCGATTTTATTTGTTGTTACTACGGCATTATTACTCCCACACCCAACAGCAACAAATATCAATGCCGCTGCCAACAAAATTATAATTGACT